CGTGATCGTAACGTGCAGCGCGTGCCTGCTAGGAATATTAGAGATAATGTTCCTGTGGAAGAACCGATACGTTTGGTTTACCCTATAGGTCGATTGATACCCATATCTTTTGACCTTGCACCGGGAGGTGCTAAATCGCCCTTCAAGCGGATCTTTAGCTGTGAGGGGCGTCCGGCTACACCGGACACCGTAGATCTTGACTTCGCGTTTACGCAACATCAAGGTACTGCACTGGATCAATTTGTGGTTAAAAATTATCCCAGAGTTAAGCTTGTGGCCCGCGATCGTAATATGGTCCGCCCTATGGCCAATGGTTATGAATACTTCACCGCCATGTTTCCCATGAGGATGGTGGTACGTCGATATCTCGGCAAGGATGTAGTCGTTGTGTCCAAACACAACCATCTCAACATTCTTGGGGATTACTGGCGTAGGAATAGGATTCTGTACCATCTCACTAGTGCTTACCGCGCTAGACACTTGGCGGCAGACTATGACGGCAATCCAGACACTCACGTTGCACGGGTGCTGCCTCAGCTTAACAACCCCAATGATTTTCAAGCTAACGTTGTGGCGCTTGAATGCATTGACCGAATCAGCGACGCTTACGTTGTCGCGGCATTGACCAATGGTGATGACTTCGTGGCTATTGAACGTAATATCAATCCATTTGAAGCTAATATTCAGACTTTTGGAACTAAAAAGTCTGGTCAGCATGTTCTGATTCGTGGGGATGATTTGGTCATTCGGCCAGAGTGCGGAGGCGAATATCGCCGTACTATTGGCTGGTTGTGGAAGAAGCGTTCGCGTGCTTATAGGTACACTCAGGAACTTGATGGTGTTGTGACTCATGTCGCAGGCCGCATGTCTTGGGAGTTAGAGTATCTTAATCATGAGTTCGTGGCATTTCACTTCAGTATCGAGCCGGAATTGATTGAGGATACCAGGGTTCGCACTTCGGACAAGTGGACAAGGTACCTCGTAGAGAAGTTTGGTGAGGAGAATGTCATACATGTCTCCGAACGTGATGGACACACCGTGCGTGCCGATGATGAGGTTTTCTTTATTGCATCCCTCGTCTTATCAAAAGCCTCACGTGTCATGGTCAACCATAAGATTGACATGAACGTGCTGGCGGCAACAACGTCTTCCATTGCAACCAATGCTCTGACCAGTGACATTGCAAAGAATCATTTGCACAGTTTGTCGCTTGTGGTGTTCCATTTCTCTATTGAGGAACATCAAGAGTTTAGGAACGTGACCTCCATGGCTAGGTATAAACTTGACTATGGTAATTACGCAATTAAACACTTTGAAAACACAGGCTGGTGGAATTGGCTGCTCCATAGTATCCAATACCACTTTGGTTTAACGTGCTCTCGTAAATGTATTCTGATGTTTGTGTTATACCTTTGTCTGGTTATCTTTGTAGTTTTATTCAATCCCTTCCCTAAGATTGGTGTGTTTGCAGAGCCAGTTTGCGGATATACTCATGGTGAGCGAGATTGTATTAGGTTTGGTTGCTGTTATCCACGTTTGGCGAACGTGCCTACCAGCTATAACACCTGCCCGATCAATCTAACCGTATATGAGGAACAATCTGAAACTGAGCTAATGGAGTTCTTGGGTGTCGATCATGACCTCAGGTACTCCGACAACGAAATGTCCTTACGACATCACCGGCGTGTAATTTTCGATATGATGAATCACGATCCTTGGTATGACTTTACCTGTCTTCCATCTGACGCTAACACGTGGATAGCCAGGTTTTCAGGTGTCTGCCCATTGAATCGTACTCTCTATGAAAATACCCCATATGTTCCTATTCCCTTGGAACCTTGTAACAGTACAGAGCGTTTTACGTATCTCGAAGCGTTTGCTCCTACTGTTTTCCCGGTGCGTTTTGACTCGGGGGATATGCTCCTAGCTATCCTATCGTCGATTTTCGTTGCGATCTTACTTTCCTGGTGCTATAGACCAGTTGAAACCGGCTGGCAGGATGTTAGACGCCGGTATATTTATAGTAAGCAAATAGTACCATATAATGGAAGGTGTGAACCCAATTGGCTGCCTGATATGGAGTCAGACCTTGACGTCACGAAATATCCACCCGACCCCGACGGCTACCTCGAGTGTGATGATCCCGAACTCCGCAAAGTGGCTAAACCAGCCATTCGAGTTGTGGGCGTGGTGTTCTCGGCTGTATTTCCGAGTGTGTTTTCCACCTCAACCAACAATCTAATCCGTGGTCTTAAGTCCCGCGTCCTTCTGGACGTACCTAAGGCTAACCCTGGATATTGGGCTGAGAACGAGAAGTATTGTCCAAAAATACCTATCGCGGGAGGCTTGACCGTGCATGCTATTGGGATGCGAGTACAGGAGGATGAGGACATTGCTTCCTGGGAAGACCGTACCAAGTCCTATCATACCACCTTCGCAGAATGGAACGCAAGATTCCCACCAGGTAGAAGTAACGCAAATATACGAGCGTTGAAAAAGTTGATGACTGGCTATAAGAGGAAATCTAACAATTACTCAGCCTTCATCAAGCGAGAATTGGCCCCTGATGTTACCCAAGGAGATTATATTGAGGCGCGACCACGTGTTATACAAGCCTGCTCACACCAGATGAAAGTGCTAGGTGGTCCCTTTTTATACTCTGTTGGATGTGCCATGAAATTCTCGTTGTGGTTTGGATACCATATTTACTATGCTAGCGGCAGGACTGCAGCCGAGCTTAATCATTGGTTCAACTTTAGTGTCGTCCAGTTTAAAACTCCGGTGTTTATAACAACGGATTTTTCGAAGTACGACGTCACTCAGGGTGAATTGGCGATTGAAGACGAAATCAATTGGTTGACCTCTCTCGGCGGCGCAGCATGGATGCCCAACACTACGTGGTGGGATGATTTAATGGAAGCTAAGCGCAACACTGTTGGTTATTCAACAGCTGGCGGCAGCTCGGCGAAGAAGCCATCCATTAGGTATGGGATTCCATATAAAAGGAAGAGTGGTGAGAACGAAACATCACTCGGTAACACACGATGCACAGCTCGCTGTATTGGCTCGTGGTACAATCGATTAGGAGTTAAATATCGTATTGCTGTCTTGGGAGATGACAACTTTTCGATGTGTGAATTAGAAGATTTGGTGCGCGGACTCACGCGAGAGGGATCTATCCCTTTCAAGCGTGTGGACATCTCTGAAGAGATGGTGCGTGCGGGCGCAAGAAGGTCACTGATGCGACATTGCTCATTACTTGGATTCTCAATCAAGGTGGATGTCAACATTGGTGAAGACGACCTTATTAAAGGTGAATTCTTGAGTCTGCGTTTTTACCCAACTCGCTTTGGCTATAGAGTAGGTAAAAAACCAGGTCGGAACCTAGTTAAGATTGGTTGGATGAAAGATATCCTTGGTTGTGACAGAACCAAATATCTAAGCATATGGTACGCGACTATGAACTCTATGCGCCCAACATCGATGCACGTCCCTTTTCTAAGAGTCTACATTACTACAGTGTTAGACTACTGTGAAAAGAGGGGAGTCAAGGAGGGGATACCGCTGAAGAAGTATGGATCCCTGGAAGGTAGAGAGTGGGAGGCTGACGCTCTCACTTTCGCGGCTTTTGAAAAAGCGTATGGTCTGACGTACTCTGACGAAGTTCGTTTCGCTAGAGAGTTATCTAGACATCTGGAGAAGTTCGGTCTAGGTAGCTGTATGGACCTACCGGTGGTGAGGAAGTTGTGGAAGGCCGATCTTTGCTGATCGGGTCTTCGTTCAGGTAGCCGGTTAGAACAATGCAGAGATGTGTTGTTCTAACCCGGGGCTTCGGCCCCACCCCCTTTTTAATGGTGAAACAAAACAAAATTAGAAAGACCAAGCCAAAAAGAAAAACCAAAACTAAGGTACGACGTGCCCCGGCATCTAAGTCTTACCCCAAAGTTAATAGAAGGAACCCCCTTCGATCCCTTCGCTTCTCAAACAAAGAGATTCTGTCGGGCGTTTATGGTGGTAGCGCTCTCGACGCATTTACTGCTATACGGGTGAATCCCGGTGATCATGAAGCCTTCCCCTGGCTTGCCCAGGTGGCTGGCGGATTTGAAAAGTACCGCTTTCACTCGTTTTCAGTAGAATACTTACCTAACGTCTCGTCAACGACCAATGGCAGGATAACCATCGTGCCAGATTACGATCCGTCGGATAACAATTCGACACTAGATCGTAGATCACTCTTCTCTTTTGAGGGAGCTAGTACGGGTAGTGTCTGGGACCGCTGTCTCATGGTGTGCTCCAAAAAACATCTTAAGACACAAAAGAGCTGGTTCATGCGATCGAGTTTCGACACACTGCCCACCGGGCAGGATTTGAAATTCTATGACCAACTTCAAATTAACGTGGTTGTGAGTGGGACAGGTGATCTGGAGGATCCAACGCTAATTGGTGATCTGATCGTGCATTATGACATTGAATTTTTCAATCCACAATTGCATGATTGGAGACCCACCGGCGCCACAGAATATCTGTTTAACCCCACAGCTAGGGATAGGCCTTTTTCCGATCTTCAAACTAAGATTGATGCAGGGCTTGACCTCGGAGTCGTACTGGATGAAATTGTCCCCACGGATCCAACATTTTCGTTTACCAAAGCTGGTAAATACTTGTTGAATCTAGCGGCGACTGGTAGTCAATTTACCACATACAGTGGCCCTACGTTGGATCATGGAACATTGACCCAACTGGATCAGGCGGTTGCTACTGACACGTACGTTGGTAGTTTTCTGCTAGACATACTTGATTCTGACATTGTTGCAGGAGCAGGTAGTGTCATCTTGGACTGGGCAGGCCTCGGTGGTTCTGCTATTATCGATACAGTCAAGTCTTTGATTACGGCGCAACCCAAGTCGCTGGAATTCATTGAGTAAATTGGTTGGTTCTAGGTTGTTTTGTGGAGTTGTTTCTCATGAAATTAGTTACGACTCAAATTGAGTGTGTTGTGTAAGATATTGTGGCATGCGGGAAAGCTTGACTCCTAGGCGCTAGGTTTCAGGTGCGTATGTCATGAGGGATTAACCCGTTTAAGTCCCGACGCCCTCGATGGCGTTGAGCTGGTCTGACACTGAATGTCTTAATGTAACACAAGGGCGGCTGAGCATAATAAATGTGGAGTAATATCTCTTGAAATTCTTCTGGGTTGAAGCCCCAGATATACGCGTAAGTGATCGTAGGCAGGCTATAATATCCTGTCGATAGGAGTGGTTCCCTCTTTCTTTACCTACCAGCACGGGTCTTTAATATAGCTGGGTGGCTAGGTTTGCCGTATAGACCGTTGGAATAGAGATACCATGTGGACGATGCTTGGTGGCAGCTTTGTGGGCGTGATCCAGAGGAGATCGCCAGCATTTTGAAGATAGGTCGATGAGTAGTGGGGATGTGGACAGCACAGCATAGCATTTGTGGAATACTGTATTTTCGTGTGTAGAGGACGCACAATACCTGAACAAACCCCAACGCCCCAGAGTGGTAGAAACGCC